GGCAGCAGTAGAATATAATCGACGCTATCCTACCTATCTCTTCTTGGAGGAGCACCCAGACCTCACTGAGGACGTTGATGGTTTCTTAGTCAACCAGGGTGAGTATGGTATGATGATTGTACAGGAGCGTAGACCCCTTGAGGAGGCACGTAAAGCACTCCAGAAGACTGGGTACTATGATAAGTGGTCTCCCGAGATGAAGGAGCGTATCCTTGAGCGTTAAAAGGATCAAGTGGTTTAGTGCCACAGTCATCTTGGTCGCTATGGTATTCCATGTTCTAGGGTTGACACCCTGGAATAGTTTGCTACAGTTAGTAGGTGCCGCAGGTTGGACATATGTTGGAGTAAGGTGGAAAGAACGTGCTATCGTCATGAACTTTCTTCCTCAGTTCTTCATCATCATCCCCGGTCTTATCTACTTAATGACTAAGTAGTTTGCTACATATAACATGCTGTCAGTATCCATATGAACCCAGACGATATCACCATCGATAGTATGGGCAAAATGTTTGCTTATGAAAAGGTTGCCCGTGAGATTGAGGCAGTCAATGACGTAGAAGATCTTCGTAACGTTGCTAAGTCTTTTGCTAAACTTTATTATAAGCAGCAAGAAGTAGTAAGTGCTCTTGGTTTTAAATGATTCAGGTTTTGTTTATTGGTGAGATTAAAGAACTGACACCAGAGTATGAGGCATACAATGATAGTTTGTATGCCAGTGCTAAAGATCTACCTGGATTTCTTTCCATAACTACCGAAGTCAGGGATGGAATTGAGGTAACTGTTAGTAGGTGGAAAGATCAAGAGTCAGTCAAGGAATGGGCAAAAGATCCTGAGCACATGGAAGCAAAAGCACGAGTCTATGACTGGTATAAATGGTACCGTGCTAAACATTTTAATTGTATAGACTAATGAGTGAATACTGGGAAGTCCGTGAGAACGGCGAAAGATATTGTCACTGTGGAAAGCAGGAGACCGCTTGGGATTTGGTTCGTATGAAACCTGGTATAAGATCTTGTCATAAGATAAATATCATTCCTGGTCAGGTCATAGACGTAGCGGTCAAAGAGATCCTAGAACTTCCTGGACAACTAGGTCTACCATCTGCTATAATGGAAAAGGAATTGCCAGAATTCCAAGGCGAACCATTACCTTACTGGGACGAATTACAATCCTGAAATGATGAAAGCAACAGTTTACACACGGACGGATTGTCCCTACTGTGTTAAGGTTAAACAAGTCTTGACGATGGTTGAGGCACAGGTTACCGAGTATACATATGGAGAGCATTTCACTAAAGAACAATTTTACAATGAATTTGGTGAAGGTGCTACATTTCCACAAGTTGTTATCGACCAGGAGAATGTGGGCGGATGCACAGAGACAGTGAAGGTATTGAGGGAGCGGGGCTTGGTCTAAATAAAGGCGTAGAACTACTACTGAGGAGGAAGAGACCATCAAAACGCTTGAGTTTTGGTAAGATTGTTCTTCCTTTTACCGACAAGGAAGTTTCTTTTTACCTAGAAATTAGGAAACGTTAGTAGGAGTAAGAAAATGTTAGCAGCAGTTATTGGACTAGCAGTAGTCTGTGTAATGCTTTTAACGGGATTAAGTTTAGTTGTTGGATATCTATTCCGACAGTATATTACAGACATCACCCCAATTTATTCTCATCCAGAATGTTTTGATGAGAATGGCAATCCACTCCCCGATGAAATTATCGCATTTCGATTTGAGGGATCACATTTAGACGAATTTGATGATTAACTATGAACAAACTTCCTGACAATCCTCTGGTCTCTGAACTTTTTACTGCTGTACATGGTAAAAAGAACAAAACAGACAAGGTTAAACTGCTGAGAGATAACATCCGTGACGATGTTAAAGCACTTATCATTTGGAACTATGATAAAGGCATCCGCAGTGCTCTACCCGAGGGTGAAGTTCCTTTTAAACCAAACGAAGCACCAGCAAACAGTGGTGGTCATACACGACTTGTGCATGAATGGAGAACTCTGTACCATTATATAAAGGGTGGCAATAATAAGCTGTCTCAGATGAAGCGTGAGCAAATGTTTGTTCAACTTCTAGAGTCACTTCACGCCGACGAAGCGAACATTCTTATGCTGGTCAAGGATAAAGAACTCCAGAAGAAGTATCGCATCACCCGTCAAGTTGTCGAGGAGGCATACCCCGAGATTGTTTGGCGAGACAAATGAAACTTCTCCATGAAAAGTGTGACCCTTCAGTCTCACTAGATCGTACTCTGCCTTACACGGCATACATGATCGAGTATGTTGAGGGTGACACCACATATTATGATATTGCCTTAGGCAATAAGCAATCCGAAATCTTTGATCATTACTATGACAAATATAAAAAAGATTTCGTCAACATGACCCAGACAGAAGGTAGAAGTAATCCTAAACTCTGGGGAGCACAACAGGCACCACCCCCTAGTTCCAAGAAAAAGTAACTGTTTGTCTTAATACCAAAACACTTGACTAAATAGTGTATGAGGTCTATAATAGACCTAACGTTCATCCCACTTTTGGGTGGGACGCAAGTAAGTCGCGGAACGGAACCGTTCATCCCATGATTGAATTTCTTTTATATTCATCACTCACATGTCAGCAAGCCGATAGCATTATGCTACGGATGGAAAACCATGAAAATCTCAACCATCAAGTTAAGATTGAATTGGTAGAAGCCATGAAGGAGGCAACTCCTGAGTGTTATTGGGACGCAAACGACTAAAGGAACGGACCTAAAAATCCAACTACTTTAGGAGTAACAACATGAACACCCTTCAAATGGTGAAACAGCAGATCCAGAAAGCATCTGCACTGCATGACGCACAAGTTCTTCACACCTCATATCGTGGTGTTGAGTATGATACCCGTTGTGTAGAAAGTAAAGAGTCTCACGGGACTTTCTGCTATCGTGGTCGTACTTACAGTAAGTAAACAACCTCTATAGGTTTATCGTGGGGTGCTAAGCACCCCTTTTTTGTTTTAAAATGAGGTATAAAGATTCTATCCGCCTTATTAAAGAGGCATTAAAGCAACCATGGAGGTATACTCCTACTGAGTTGACATATCTACGGTTGCAACTTAAAATGACAAAGAAACTTCTTAAGAAGAAACAAGGATTTAAAGGCGTTGTAAATGAAAGTCAGTCTAATAACAGCAACTCCTGATGCGGAGAAGATGATGGCGTATGTCGCCAGAGTCAGCAACCCTAATAACCAAGAGAACCCAAACTACGCAGGACTCCTTGGTTATTGTATTAAACATGGGCATTGGTCTGTTTTTGAGCAGGCACACATGACCCTTGAGATTGAAACTACAAGAGGACTGGCAGCTCAAATCCTACGTCACCGTAGTTTTACTTATCAGGAGTTCTCACAACGTTATGCCAGCACCAACTTGCTGAGTGCGGATATTGAGTTGCCTGAATTACGTCGTCAGGATACAAAGAACCGTCAGAATAGTATTGATGATCTTGATCCTGAGGTTGTAGATAAATTAAATCGTCAGATGGTTACTCTATTCAGTTCTGCTTCTGCTCTTTACAGTCAGATGTTAGATGCTGGTGTTGCTAAAGAGTGTGCTCGTTTTGTGCTACCTTTGGCGTGTCCAACTAGATTATACATGACAGGTTCAGTCCGTTCATGGTATCATTACATCGTTTTGAGATCTGCTAACGGTACACAGAAGGAGCACATGGATATCGCTAACGAGTGTAAGCGTATCTTTCAAGAACAGTTTCCTACGGTAGCAGAAGCGGCAGGATGGTGATGTACACTGGTCCAGTTCACAGTCTGGAGCACCTTCGTCACCTGCCTAGGGTAACCCCACAAGAGATTGCTACTTACATCTTCCAGCAAGAGATCGTAGCAATCTATCAGGGACGCTCTGAGGCAGGTCCTAGGGCACTAGGTAACCGAAGTATCCTATACGATCCTCGGGATGGTCTGGGACCCGACAGAGTGAACACAGTAAAGAACCGTGAGAAGTTCAGACCTTTTGCTGCTAGTGTTTTGGAAGAACACGCTGCTGACTGGTTTGATATGTCAACCTTGGAGCACTCAAGGGAGATGATGTATGCGGTAGAAGCAAAGGAAGAGGTTAGGAATAAGATTCCTGCTGTTCTACATGTTGACTACACTTGTAGAATTCAGACTGTGACAAAAGAAATCAACCCTCATTATTATGAGATGATCTCTGAGTTTTACAAGTATACTAAGATACCAATGGTGTTAAATACTTCATTCAACCTAGCAGGGGAACCTTTGGTTGAGACACCTGAGGATGCTATCGACACGTTCGAACGTTCTGATATCAAGGTGCTATGGTTTCCAGAGATCAATCGTATGATAAAAAAATGCGAATCCTTGGAGTAAATTTATCGAACAACGGATCTATCTGCGTCGTCGAAGACGGGCAGGTAGATTTTTATTTGGAAGCAGAACGTGTGACCAGAGTTAAAAGAGACTCTGATGTCAGTAAGTTATTGGATATGGTAGACAACATTGATGCTGTCGCTATTGCTGATGCTTACTGGAACATCGGAAGCAAGACGATGCACTCTACAAAGTGTATCTCAAAGATCAAACGTCGTTTTCCTGATGCTGCGAAGGTAGATTACCGGGATAGACATCACCTAACTCATGCTGCCTGTGGTTTTTATAACTCTGGGTTTGAGGAGGCGGCAGTGATTGTTGTTGATAGTAGTGGATCGAACTCTGATAAGGGTGACGAGTGTGAGACTATCTTTCACTGTAAGACAGGTCGTCGCTTCCACTGGAAGGTAAAGCACAAAGAATACAACACCTACAAAGAAGATAACTTAGGAGAGTATGCTACTTGGGGTATTGGTAAAGAGTTTGATGCTGTAGCGGAGTCATTAGAGTTGGGTGAGTGTGAGGCAGGAAAGGTAATGGGTCTCGCCCCATACAATACTCACCCTGATGCTAGCCGCGTCCAGAAGGAGTGGGAAGATAGGTCAGTTGAGTTGGTCGAGAAGGCACTGTCAACCACCAAGCAAAAGAATGTCGTGTTGACGGGTGGATGTTTTCTCAATTGTGTGGTAAACTATAAGTTAACCAAGACATTCCCCGACGTAAAATTCTATGCTGAACCTGTGTCACATGATGGAGGTACAGCAATCGGAGCAGCATACTTGGTTCATCATGACCCAAAACTAAAATCGTTTTAAGTTTCCATAAAAACCGGGGAAAATTCTCCGGTAAAAAATTGCCCATAGGGTTTTTCTAAATACTCAAACATCATCATTATTATGCCTTCGTATCCCGTAAAAAATCTCAAAACTGGTGAAACTAAAGAGTTGTCTATGACTATGGTGTCGTATGATCAGTGGAGAAAAGATAATCCTGACTGGGATAAAGACTGGTCGCAAGGATGTGCCGGTGCTGTCTCTGGTACGGGAGATTGCTATAGTAAAACTGATGGTGGGTGGAATGAAGTTCTTCATAAGGTAAGCAAAACTCCAGGATCTAAAGTAAAAGCACAGAAAACCACACACTTTTGATATGCCAGCAAGAAAGAAGAAAACTTCCACACAAGTTGGTGCGGGGATGTCCTCTAAGCAAATGCAGAGAAAGAAACCTTTCAATGCAGACATGATGGTTGACATTGAACCGTTAACAGAAAATCAAACCAGAGTGTTTGATGCTTATAATGAAGACAAAAACGTCTATGCTTACGGTGCTGCTGGTACAGGTAAAACTTTCATCATGCTTTATCTGGCACTGAAGGAAGTTCTCAATCCTCTTACACCATATACTCGTGTTGTTATTGTAAGATCTCTAGTATCTACAAGGGAGATTGGTTTCCTACCAGGTGACCACGAAGATAAAGCATCTCTTTATCAGATTCCTTATAAGAACATGGTCAAATACATGTTCGAGTTGCCTACGGACAATGACTTTGATATGCTGTGGGGTAACCTGAAGACACAGGAGTCTATTAAGTTTTGGTCTACCAGTTTCATCCGGGGTACTACACTAGATGATTGTATTCTTATCGTTGATGAAGCACAGAACTTGAATTTTCATGAACTTGATAGTATAATAACAAGAGTTGGTGAGAATTGTAAGATCCATTTCTGCGGTGATTCTGCTCAGACGGATCTTGTCAAGACAAACGAACGTAATGGTATCCTTGACTTTATGAAGATCCTTGCTGCAATGCCAGAGTTCGAATCTATCGAGTTCGGTGTTGATGATATTGTGAGATCTGGTCTAGTTAAGAGTTACATTCTTAATAAGATTGCACTTGGATTTTAATGTTTGAACATGTTAATATTGATCTTCCTAAACTGAGAAGGAAGACTATTGATGGGGTAAGATATTATACTGTAGAGGATCATCCGATGGTGTCTATCACCTCGGTGACCTCCCATTATAATAAGGAGATTTTTAAGAAGTGGCGTGCTCGTGTTGGAAACGAGGAAGCGAATCGTATCTCAAAGCGAGCTACCACACGAGGCACTCAAACACACGAACTAATTGAGACACACCTACTTAATAAAGAGGTTGACTTTGAGCAACCTGGACCCAAGATGCTCTTCCTTCAGGCGAAGAAAGCCCTTGGCAATATAAATAGGATCTACGCCCTAGAGGAATCACTCTACAGCAAAGAGTTAGGTGTAGCGGGGACGGTTGATTGTATAGCAGAGTATACTGGTGAGTCAGGTGAACCTGAGTTAGCAATCATTGACTTTAAGACCGCAGAGAAACCCAAACCAAGAGATTGGATTGAGAATTACTTTGTTCAGGCAGCAGCATATGGTTGCATGTTCTATGAACTTACAGGTATTCCAGTAAAGAAACTCGTCATCATTATGACATGTGCGAATGGTGAGGTAAAAGTTTACGAAGAGTATGATAAAATGACTTATATGAAACTATTAGTTCAGTACATCCAAAAGTTCGTAGAGGACAAACTAAATGAAATCCAAAAGTGAGGTCAAGTTGATCCTCAAAAGCAAATTCCTATGTCAAGACAAGTTCTCCAATGAGATCGAGCAGTTAGTAAAAGAAAATGCTGGGATGAATTACATCGAGGCAATCTGTCATTACTGTGACGAAAACAACATTGAGATTGAGAACGTCAGTAAATTGATCTCTAAACCACTTAAGGAAAAACTCAAGTGTAATGCCACCAACCTAAATTATTTAAAGAGGACTTCCAAAGCACGCTTCGCTATCTGATATGTCAGTATTTTGTAGGCAACCATTCGATACGCTTTTCAGTGACTCCTATCATATGATGATGCCATGTTGCTATGCGGTAACAGATCATCCATATAAAAATGATAAGGATTCTAAATTTAAAGC